CAGTATGACCAGGGCAATCAGCCCCTTGATGACAACTTCGACCATAGCTTAGCCCTCCGTTACCTCGACGCGCACGCCGGGCGGGACGGTGATTTTCACGACGGACTTGTCAGCCGCCGCCGGTTCGCTCTCAGCCTGTTCGATCGCCCTGAGAAAGTCTGCGTGATAACCGGCAATAAGCTGACCGTTCTTGCTGACATCGTTATTGATAATGATCCTCGCCTCGACAGGATCATCGGTGTCGTCGTTGAAAAACTCGCCGAGCTTTTTCCCGGTGAACCACCCCTCAGCCATCCCGCGAAATAGGACACGCGTCGCAATCAGGGAGTCGAGCGCCATCCAAGCGTGAAACTCCAAATCGCGCTCGTCATAGAGCGAGAGGATTTTCGACGCCTTGGCGTAATTTTCCCGCCAGGTCAGCTGAACGAAGCCGCGGCCGTAATAAGCCTGCCCGGTTTCCGGGTCGGTCTCCCCGTAGTCATGGCCCTGGCCGTGACCGTACTCCTCGATGGGCCACATGCGCGCCGCCGTCTCGTGAAAGGTCGTCGCGAGCATGTAGGCCAGCCAACGCAGATCGGTCGCCGGGGTGCCCCCCGCCTGATAGTCCCACACCGCCAGAATGACGCTCTGGCCGTCAACCTGCTCCTGGCTCATGGCGCCGCTGAACAGGCTGGTGCGCACCTCGTTGAAAAATATGTCCCGGTCAATCATGTCACGATGGCTCTATCAGTCATTCGCCGCCAGTTAGTGCCGTCCCAGAAGGCCGGCACGGCGCCGCCACTTTCATTGCTGACGTAGATTATTGCCCCGGCGGTTGCCGTCGTCGGCAACGTCGTCACCGTGTAGGACGTCGCCACCGGGCCAGCCTGCAGTTCGCGAATGCCGCGGCCAAGATCCTGCCAGTAGCCGAACCAGTCGGTATCAGGTCGAGCGGCCGGTTCCCGACTGATCGCCTGGCGGTCGCTCGGGAGGTTGCGGACGCGGATGGGCATCAGGCTGCCGGCGGCTCGCCAATGGTGTTGCCCTCGGCCTCCCATTCCGCGAGCGCTTGGCGATGGCGGTTCTGCGGATCGTCGGGGACAAACAACGTTGTCTCGCCTTCCGGATCATGCTCGACGCTCTTCTCGGCATTCATCACCATCGCGCCCTTGACCGTCACGGCGATGGTGGTGTGGGTGTCGTCCACCCACTGCGCGCTGATGATTTCTTCCATCGCTAGAGCTCCGCATCTGCGGTGACGTGAAGATATATTCTCTGACCGATGGTGCTGCCTGCCGGTGTTGTAAATGTAGATTGCATCGACCCCTCAAAGGGATTGACAGCTATCCCCGAGCAATCGGAACCGGTGTCGAGGTTGCGCGGCTGAATATTGGTGGCATTGGGATTGAATGTCGTGATCGCCGGCGGGCCGCGCATCAAAACCGGCCAGCGCAAAGGAAGCCCGATCACTTGGAGCGCAGACACTCCGACGGTTTGCGGTCCGACCAGCGCATTGCTTGTTCCGCTATTCTGCACTGGTGTCGTGCCATACGGGAAGGTCTTGAAATAGTACCGTTGGCAACGGGCGAGCACGTCGCTGAACATCTCCGCCTCGAACAAGCTCGGCGCCGTACCCACCGCCGCCACCGGCTCGACCTGCACCTCGCTGACCCACAGCACTTTGGCATTGCTGTTGAGCGATCCGCTTGGAAAGCGCAGTCGAAACGCCAGGCCATTAGCCAGATTGGCATAGCCGCCGATGTTGGCGGACCAGGTCACGCGCACGGTAGCGCTGCCGGGGATCGACTGCAAAGCATCTCCTGCGCCAGCATTGTTTTGAACTGCACTGGCGGTCCAGTTGTCGAGCGCCGTCGGCGTCTCGACAAAAAGCGTCGGCGCGAATGGGCTGCCGGTGCCGTTGGCGATCAACGCCGAGAATGTCACCGGCCCCTTCAGGGGGGCCAGTGAAACCGCTTCAATCCGCTGGTCAATATCAAGGGTCGTCACGCCGGCATTGCCTACAAACGTTAGCGCATACGGCGCCCGCGAGACCGGGTTAGTTGCTCCGGGCGTAACGCTAGACAGCGTTCCGGCGCCGGTTTTCACCGCCCACCTGTCGGCCGTGTAAGTCCGCGTTGCCGCCACCGGCACAAAGTTTGTCCCGCGTTGCCAGACCGCCATGCCGCCGTTGATCAGCGCATTGCGCTTACCGGTCTGCGCGACCGGTAGTGTGCTCGCAGCGATCGCCGAGACGGGCACCGTCGCATAAGTGCCGTTGGGCAACTGAACGAGAACGTCGGTATTAGCCGGATCGGCGACGCTGCCCGGCGCCACCGTGCTGTAATCGGTCGAGAACGCATAAACCGCGTTGGCGCGATCGATGCGAATGCCAACCCCGGCGACAACCCGTGCCGGAAAGCGGGGGATGACGCCAAGCTGATAAGTCATTGGGAGGTTCTCACTATGCCGTCGACCACGGGTAGCGAGCCGATAGCCTGTTGCGCCGTGCGACCATCGCGTTTGATGGTCGCCCCGACATCATAATTGCCCGGCTCGAGGGTGCGCATTTTTTCGACCGGAAAGATGAAGTCGAACACGCCGGTGCTCAGGATGGTGATCGAGCCGTCGTCAGTCGAAGCGCGCAGCACGATATCGCCACTGCCCCATGGCGGCCTCGTCTGTCGGCCGATTTCGATCTGAATGGATGCTCCGGTAAGATCGATTAGCTCGCGCGTATCGCCATCATGGACCTCGATCACATCGGCAAAATCGGCACGGTTAGAAACCTCATCGAAAGGGCCGCGGATCATGGCACTTCTCACAGTTTGATGTAATAACCGCCGGCGAGGCTCGGCTGCATCTTGTTGATGGCCGCGCCAATGCCGGTGCCGCCATCGGTGCCGACTCGGTTATCCGGGCTGCCGGTAGCCCCCGACAACTGAAAAACTCCAAGGATGCCGCCGCCGGCGAGGGTGGTGCCGGAAATGAGATGTGTGTGCGCTGGCAATTGCGCTGCCGTGAGAATCAGCCCGTCGCTCGTATCGGCATAGGCGCCCAGCGAAAGGCCGTCCGGGGTCATCGTGAAACTCGAGATGCGGCCGGCCGCGACATTACCCATGGTTTCGATGCCGATCAGAGCGCGGCCACGTCCATCGGGCAGAGTCATGCGCTTGTTGGCGGCGAAATGGGCGGCAGCGCGGGCGCCACGGCCACCACTGACCGGGCAAAGGGTGTCGGCCACACGGTTGTAGAGAAACGTAAACAGCGGTTCCGTGTCGGCGTTGGGGCGCTCGCTGGCGCCCGAAGCGGCGGAGCCGATCGTCAGGCCGTTGGCGCGGACGAAGCCAGCGCGCGGGTCCTGCGACATGGCAAAAACCCAATCGCCGGTCTTGGTCAGGCTGTTAGGATCGACCGGCGGGCCACCCCCGCCACCGCCGCCGCTCTGGCCGATTACCGGCAGCGTCTGCAGGTCGAGGCCGGGAATGATGGCGCCTTCAGCGCTGGTGACACGGAATCGATAAAAGCCGCTGCCGCCTTCAGCCAGGTAGATTTGCGGAAAGCGGCCATAGCCGTCCGCCGGCCATGGATTAGGGCCTGGCACGCCGACGTTATAGTCGACGTAGACCGGCAATGGCGTCAGCGTGGAAGCCTCATAAAACCAAGCGAGGGCGCCATGGATCGGGCGACCAAAGTCATCCAGAACTTGATGAAGCGATAATGCGAACAGGCCCGCCATTGGTTACACCATCGCGTCGACGCGCTGGACGAGCGCTGTGAGATTGGGGTTATTGGCGACGATTTTCAGCCCGCGCGAGAACTCGGCAGGGTCGTTGCTGTCGAGGAGCGCCCCAACGCGTGCCGCCACTTGGCTGTCGACCGGCGGGCTGCCGCGTAGGCCCGCCATGCTGGGTAGGGCCGCGGCAAAGCGGGTACCTGGCTCGCGGTTGCCAATGCCGTCGACGCGGACCAGTGACTTGAACTGGCTGGCCCCCTGCGGGCCAAGGACCACCTCGAGCCGGCGGGAAGCCTGCGGGCTGGCGTCAATCGCTTTCAGGATGCCACGGGCGTCGCCGGCCTGGTCGATGCTGTCGATGATGTTGTTGACGAAGGCGCCGCGGTATTGCGCCTGGCCCTCGGGTGGCAGGCTGGCGAGAGTGCGCACGACGTCGGGCTCGGGCGCGGTGAGGGCTGCGGCACCGGCATCGGCGATTACACGGTCTGGAGCATCGGGCGTCCCGTCAGGACGTGTGCGAAGATCCTCCATCGGGCGCTGTAGTTCGGGTCCCGGCGGACCACCAGGGACGGTCTTATCCATCGCCCCCTTCAGGCGCTCCCGCCCCGTGTTAAACGGCCCCTGTGGCGGCTGCCCGACAAACATGGCTTGACGGCCAATGCCGCGATCCAGCAATTGCCGCATGGGAGCCGGACGTGGACCTTCTGGTGGAAGGTTCAGCTCTGGTTCCCTTTGGATAGTCCCTGGAACCGTTTGGCTTGAGGCTTTGGCTGCCCCTGAGAGCGGCCACTCGCCGGGATAGAGATTGCCGGGACCAGGCTCGCGAAGCTGGTCCTCGCCCGCGCCGCCGCCGAGGGCGGTGGTGCCAGCGCCGCCCTTGAGCCGCTCGAAATCAGCGCGGGCACGAGCCGCCTCATCCGGCGAGACAAGACCGGGGTCACGATAGGGCGTCGGCACATATCCGCTCGAGACTGGCGGTGCTGCCGCTCCGGCCGCGCCGATGTTAGCTCCCACTGCGGCAGGGTTGGTTGAGAAGTCCGGCGCGGGCGCGGGAATGCCGCCGGTAGGCCCGCCGGCAAACTGGTCGATGCCGCCGCCGCCGGTAATCGCCGCATAGGTCGCTGCGATCGTCTCGGGGATGCGGGCGCGACTGGCGCGGTCCTCTTCGACCGATTGCAGGCCGCGGTAGTAACCGGCCCCGGCGGTTGCTGCTGCACTCGGCAGGCGGTCACGCAGGTCGCCGCGCGTCGCCATGGTGCCGGCGCCCTGCTCTGGGGTTAGCTCCTGCCCTGGCAGTGGCGTGGGCGCATTGAAGGTCTCGTCAAAGTTTGGTCCCGCGGAGGGCGGAGGCGCCGCTGCCGCCGGGGCCGGCGTCGGCCCAAAGCGTTCATTAAACGCTGTCGGGGTGAGGCCGGCCGCATAGCCGCCCGGTGGCTGCACAACGATGTCCTCGGGCGGCTGAATATCGCGATAGGGATTGGCTGCCGGCAGCGCGGCCTGGGTGCGCGGACCAGCAATCGCATCGGGCCGCCCCGAACGGCCGCCGGCTCCGGGATTAGCCCGCTGAAAAGCGACCAGCGCGGCCTTGGTCTGCGGCCCGAACTTACCGTCGAAGGCGCCTGGATTGAAGCCGGCAGCGGCTAACTGAGTCTGCAGATCGCGGACGGCAGGACCGCTAGCGCCAATTTTGAGGGATGGTTGCTTGCCGGTTGCGGCAGTGGTCGCTGCCGCGGGTGCCGCTGGCTTAGCTGCAGCAGGTGCCGCGGGTGCCGCATAGGCTTCCGGTTGCCCAAACCCGGCACCCGGAATGGAGAAATCAGCGCCGCCGGGAGCAGCCGGCATGGGACCGCCGGTCGCCTGGGCGTTGGCAGCGCCCGCCGCACCACCACCGAGTTTGCGGTCCACCGACGCGCTGATGAAGTCATCACCGTAGGCCATTCCCGCATCGCCCTGCTCCTGTGTGATCAGGGCACGCATGTACCTCTGCATCGTCGCGGGATCGTTCAGGTTGATCGGGTCGTCAACGCCAACTTTCATTATTTGCGCGACATGCTCCGCTGCTGCTTGGGAGCCTGGAGTCCAGCCAAAATCAGCATCGGTAATGAGCTTGTTAACGGTGTTCAGCCCGTTCTCATTAAAGCGGTGCTGAGCAAGCGCGACCGCTGCATCCATGCCAGCTTCTTGGCTTTCGAAGACGACCTGCGGAGTTCCAGGCCCCTTGCCCCCAGTTCCCGGGTCGAGGTTTTTCGATGGGCCGACAGCGCCGGGGGCATAGCTCTTCTGAAACTCGCTGCCCGACCACTTGATGTTGACCGGGTTTTTGTTTTCCATGCCGACGGGTGCGCCGGGCGGAATGTTCAAGCCGCCAGGAATGCTGGCAGGCGGCACCGGATTGCCGTTGGGGTCGCGCTCGAAATTGCCGCCGGTCGCCGGCCCGCCGGCGCCGTAGGTGGTTGAGCCGGCAAACGGATCGACCGCGCCGGGGACACCGCTGAAACGGCTCCCGCCCTGATAGGCGCTGTACGGCTGGCCGCTCTTCGCCCAGGTCGCGAAATCACGCTCGCCCTGTGGAAAGGCACTGGCCGGTACACCGGATGTTTTGCCACCCGGCCCCCAGGCGGCATGCGGATTGACCTCGCTGAAACCAAAATGGAGCGCGCCGCCAGGATAAAGACCGAAGCGGCCAGCGCCTTGCGCCGCTGCAACGTTGGCGATCTGTACACGCTGCTCATCGGTCCACGGCGAGCCGTCAGCGTTGTAGCCGACGATATCCATCTCGGTGCCGTACTTGTGGGACACATGACCGCCGCCGACGCCACCGCCGCCAGTGACCTCGATGCGATCGAGCCCAAAGCCGGGCGCTGCCGCAGAAATAGCGGAAAGGGCGTCGGTGACGATCGGCTTTTCCGCCGCCATCGTTGTCGTTGTCCCACCGGCGGCTGCTGTCTTGGGGTCGAGGTTGTAGGTAACCCGCGCCGGCGGTGCCGCAGTACCGGTCTTGGGCGTAGCGCTGATCGCCTGATGCGCGGCCTCGACACCCTCGCCGGGCACCGGTGCCGTCGCGGCCACAGGGACCGACGTGAAGTCCGTAGCGGTTCCGAACTTGGTATCGGTGAAGTTCGAAACGTCAACGGGCGCAGTGGCCGCGCCAATACCGGACGACGGCGGTGACACGCCCAACCCGGCAGCGTAGCCCATGGCGCTCATCGCGCTGGCACCGGGCTTCTCGGTAGGCGCGGTCGTGCCAGTTGCCACCGGCGCTGCGGCCGTCGTCGGTTTGGGCGCCACCCCAGCGCCGCCCACCGGTTGGTAGGTGGTTGGCGTCGGGGGCGTGCGGGCTGCCGCTGCCTCGCGCGGGGTTGTAGCCCCCGGCGTCGTCGTGCTGGTCGGCGACGTGGTGGCGGTCGGCGCTGCCGTGGGCGAGCTCGACGTGCTCGGGGACGACCCGCCCAGCGTACCGAATGAGAAGACATTGCCGAGGAACGATGCCGCGTTGCGTACCGCATCGGCCAAGCCGGCGGCATAGCTGAAATTGGTGCGCAACGGCTGGCCATAGCCGGGCATGGCGGTGTTCGCCTGCGACGAGCCGGCCGGCGCATTGTTTGGATAGTCAACCACGGGGCTAATCCTTCAGGGCGCTTGCGATGGCGCCTGCGGCATGGTTCAGCTGCTGCTCTGATGGAGCAGGAAAATTACCAATGAACTGGCGGCATGGGCTGCAGATACTCGCGATGTTGGTCGCGTTCGGCTGCTGCGCCGTGGTGGTAGTGCCACCAATCGCCGATGTCCCACCGCGCGACTGGGAACTTACCGTCACGTTCGTGATCTTTGCCGCCGTTGGCGTAGCGCGCTTGGCTACGGTGGTAGCTGTCTTTGCGGTCGATCGCCGGCGCCTATGGCAAGCCAAGGCACGGGAGGCGAAGTGGCGGGCGGCAGTTCAGGAGGCGGCAGAGCGGCAGGCTCGGGAATGGCATCCGCAGGGAGCGCATCGGCAGCGGCGCCAGCGGGCTTAGGCCCGGCGCTGCGCACTATATCGGACAACACCTTGCCGCGGCGAACACGATTGGCGGCTGTAACCATCTTGGTAGCAGTCACTGCCCCCGATGCAGCGACGCCAGCTGGGCCGGCAAAATGACCCGCGAGGAAACCGCCGAGCGGGCCGCCGGGAACGACTTTACCTATCAGGTTGGCAAGCGCTTCCGGCTTGCTAGTGGTCGCCATTTGGCGCACCAGATCCTGCTCTTCCGGGCCTAGCCGCGCCATTCGCCGCGGATCGTCGAGCCACTTCTGCGCCTGCTTCTGGATCTGAACTGAGGTTTTGCCCCCGAAAGCCTTCTCCACTGACTTGGCGGTTTCCTCGGCGGTCTTGGTGGCGCGAGCATCCTTCCACAGCTTGGCGGCCTCTTCCGGTGCCATTTTCGACGAGGTCATGTCGACGCCAGGTTTGAGCGTATCAACGCTTTTATCGAACTGATCTTTCATGATGGTAATGATGCGGCGATCTTTTTCAGTCTTGGCCGCCTTGTAAGCGTCGCCAAATTCCTGACGGATCTGATCGAGCTCTTCGCCGGTGAGGTCGTCGCCGCGCTCGCTCATTGTGTCGAGAAATTTCTTAACTCCCTTGGTTTGCTTATAGCCCTTCGATGCTTTGGCAATGTCGTTGAAACCAGCCTTACGGGCCGCCGCTATAGTTTCATTGGCAATCCGTGAGAAGGGCCCGCCATAGACCGTAATCCCGGCATCGCGGGCGGTGGTATAGGCGACATCGGTTGCCCCTTTCATCTCCGCCAGGGTTGGGGCCGTCTTGGCCGCCGCCGGGGCTGCTGTTGCGGCTTCGGCTGCCGGCGCTGCTGCTGTAGCCGCTGCCCGTTCGACTGCCGGGGCGGCCAGCCCGGGACCGCCGAGCAAGCCGCCGGCTGTCTCGCCGATAGCGCCCTTCCAACCCTGCGGCTGGTGAATGCCAAGATCGACGCCGGTCGCCGTTGAGACCGCTTCGTTAGCCTGGCCGGCTTTGTCGAGCACCTCCTCCGAGCTCGGCAGGCTGCCAAAGACCGGCACGTTAGCGGCGGCGCCGGTGACCGTGTCGTGGATACCCTTCGCCGTCTCGTCACTGGCGCCGAGCCAGCCAGCAATGCCGCCCGCCGCTGCTCCTGCCGTCTCAGTGATGTCCTTATAGGCGCCGACCATGCGGGCGGGCAGGCGAACAATGCCGGTGCCGAGCGATTTCTCGATCTCGCCGGGCTTGGTCGAAAGGATCGGGACGCCTAAGACGGAGACGTTCCAATCTCGCGCTGCCTGCCGCTGCCCTTCGGTGTCGGCCGCGGCCGATGTGGCCGCCTGCAGTCCGGGGCGCGGTGCGTTGGGATCGGCGGCCCCGGGCGCCGCCTCGTTGAAGCGCTCGGCCGGCGACATGGCCAGTCCCATCTTCTGATCGAACTGCGCCCGCGGCATGTCGGAGTAGTATTTCCTGTACATGCCGTCGGCGAGCTGCTGGTCCGACAGATCGCCATACTCCGGATGCTGGGCGCGGATATCGGCGAGGCCAGCCATCAGCGTATGCCGAGAGGATCGTTACCACCGGGGGCCGCCGGTGCAGTTGCCGCGGGCGCTGCTGACGCGCCGTCCGGATTGAACGGCTCTTCGGTCACTTGCGGCAGGAGCGCAGCCTTCTTGCGCTGACTTTCGGCAATCGCATGAACGCGGTCTTTGGCTTCTTGCAGACGCTGGCGGTAGGTCTCGTCGGAAACCGTGAAGTCGTCCAGTTGAGCAATCGCTGCCGTCGCCGCCTTGCCCTCGCCCTCACTGATCGGACCAGCGCCCTTGAGCTTCTCGTATGCAATTGAAAAGCTGTTGTTCATAACCTTGCGGGCATTGCCACGCACGCGCTTTCGAGCGTCGGAAAGAAACTCCAAACTCTCGGGGAACTGGCCTTCGATCGGACCGACCTGCGCATTAAGGTCGGGATCGTTGAGCACCGCATCGACGCTGCGATCAAATTCTGCCACAGCTTCATCAACGGCGGGCAGAGCAGCCTGCGTAGCACCGGCAGCACCGCCGAGCGCCTTGGCCGCCGCAACGCCGGCAACGTTTCGCGGAAACTTCATGGGTTGACCGTCGGGACCGGTGATCACCTGATTAGTGATCGGATCGAGAAGGACGTCAAAAAGTCCCATAGGGATCTTGATTGGTGTAGCGGTGGGCGTCGATCCGTCAGGCAGGAGCAGCTGCTTTGACTCGCCCTGATCGTTATTCACGAAAAGGGCTGGCTTGCCGTCCTTGGTACCGCGAAATGTATTGAGCGACCATTTGGGTCCTTGAGCGTTGGTCGCCGCGTAATGCGCCGCGGTGATGTCCTGCCCGCGCTTTTCCGTCTCGATCTGCGCATTGCGATAGGCGTTCTCGTCGGCAAGCTTCTGCGCAGCAAAGTCTTCAGCGCGATTAGCCCGGAAGCTATCGCCGATGCCGCCAATCCCCGCAGCAATGCCGCCCGAGTAATTGGGCTGGTTGGGGAGGTTGAAAAACGGCGCCGGCGACGGCGGCGTGAAGATGGGAAAGGTGGCCATGGCTTACCCCGCCACGCTATAGGTCGGCTTGAATAAGTCGCTGGCGGTTTTAGCGGCGCTGGTGACGCCGGTGAAGACATTGGCGCCGGTCTGGTCCTTGCTATCCTGGTATTGATTACGCGCCCCGGCAATGCCGAGGTATTTGCTGTAATCGAGGTTAGCGAGGCTGCTGTAATAGGCGCTCTTAGCTTCGCCCATGCCCTGACGGATGGCGGCGGCTTTAGTCGCTGCGTCAGTGGCGGCAGCCACCTGCCGAGTAGCAATTTGCTGATTGATATTGGCCAGGCTTTGACCGGCACCGGTCTGTAGGTTGGCGAGTGCCGTGCCCTGCCCGGTAGCGAGGCCGCTCAGCGCATCGGCCCGCCCGGTGTCGAGGCCGCTTAGTGCGCCGGCCCGCCCGGTGGCGAGATTGCTGAGCGCTGTACCAGCCTGCCCGGTAATGTTCGCCTGCGCCCCGGCGGTGTTGTAACCGAGCTCCTGCTCGCCCTGTAGCCGGCTCAGATACTGTTGCCATTCCTGATTGGCGAGGCCCTGCGAATACTTGATCTGGTCTAACGTTGTACCGCCGCCGCCGAGCTCGCCGCGGGCTGCCGCGGTGCGCTCGATGCCGGTCAGGCCCTGATCCATGGCAAACTGATAGCCTGGCCCGACCTGAAACTGTTGCTGGGATCGAGCGATGCCTTCCTGGCCGTTGAGCCCGAGCGCATCGGCATAGCTCTGCGATCCCGCCTGCCCGGCCTGAGCATAGGGATCGTAGTAGCTGAGCGAGGTATCCCGCGCGCCGGTAATATCGCCGCGCGCCTGGCCATAGCCTTGATTAATGTCGGCGCGGCCTTGGCCATAGCCCTGATTGACGGCGCCGACGCTGGTGTTATAGCCCTGATTGACGGCGCCAAGTGAAGCGTCGAGCGCCTTGTTGACATCACCGCGTTCGACCTGCTCGGCAGCGCCGAGCGCCGACACTCCGGCGGGGCCGGTATCGGCAACGGTGGTTTCCGCCGACTTGTAATCGCCAAGTAGCGCCTTCTTGCCTTTTGTCAGTTGCTTCGTGGCAGCGCGATCGGACTTGCGATAGCCGCGGGAGAGCTCCTGGCGGCCCTTGGCCTCGTTGCCTGAACTGAACAGGCTGTGGACGCCGCCGATATCGGCGAGCGTCTTGCCCTGCTTTTTCTTGGATTGTTGAGCCATTGCGCTCTCCTAACTGGCGTAGGGCGATACCGTCATGTCGCCGGCTAACAGCCCCGCGTAAACGGGATCGCTGATGCGGATGCGCCAGCGCCGGCCCTTGACCCCGCTGACGCCAAGCCCATGCACCTTGATGGTGATGTCACCGTATTGGCCGCTCGCCCCCAGACGCCGAAGAAGCGGTGTGCTCCAGGTATTGCCGCCGTCGTCGGACCACATGATTTCGCATTGCGGATTGCGCTCGACCGGGTCTTCGCCGTTGACGATGCCCTGCCCGGTGACGAACTGGAAATCGGCGCGGGCAACATGGACTCGTTGCGGAAATCCCTGCCCGACCGCGCTCGACACATCGAGGATGAGCGGTTGATCGATCTCGCGCTGGGTTTCTTCGGAGGGGAAAATCAGGTCGCCGGTGTTGATTACATCGCCGCCGATCCATTTACCGAAGGCATAGAACGTTTCGCCCTGAAAGCGACAATCGTTACGGAGATAGCTCTGCCGCTCATACCAGGTTTGCGACAGTGGATCGATTACCCAAGAGAATTGACCGCGAGCCGTGACGATGATGCGGCTGAGACCGTATTTGACATAGCAGTAAGCGCTGATCGTCGTTTTGTCGGCAACCCGGTCGAGCAAGCGATTTAGATCGGGTGTGCTGACGACACGCGGCGTGTAGCCTTCAAACAGCCTCACCGTGTTATCATTGCTGACCAGCACCAGGGTGCTTTCAAACGACGCTTCAAACCCTGAAACAGCCGTATTGTTGATCAGACCGCGGTCGATAACCGTACTTCTGCGCAGCGGAAATCCGGTTAGGTTGGGGCTGCCGCCGGCCGCCCACACTTCGATATTGTCAACCCCACACACCCACAGCTCGCCCGAAAAAGCGATGACGCGCACGACCCCGTCCGGCTTGGCTTCGGCGCGGATAACGTCGCTGGTATTCCAGGTCGTCGCGTTTATACCGCTGGCATAAACCCGACCGTCGCCAACGCTCCCAAAAAAATATCCGTCCAGAAAGCAGATACTGTTGAACGCTGTCGGGGTTGCCAGCGGGGTTATCGTGGTTGGCGTAAAGGCAAACGTGCCGGCATTGCAGACGACGAGCTGATCGGGTGTCGGGGTGCGCTGGTTGCGTGCAAAGAAGCACGGATCGGTGCCGGCCAGAGCGCCCACTGCGCTCTCGACACCGGCGCTATCAAACTTGCGCAAAACCCCGTTGAAGGCTGCATAAGCATAAGCGCCGCCGTCATAGAAGCCACCGCGGTAGCCGGTTTGCGCCGTTGTCACCCAGCGCGTCAAGCCGGTGGTGCGGCGAATGACGATCGGCGCCGGGGCGCCATCGGTAAGCGGCGCGGCGTAGCAGTTCACGAGGCGGCCGCCGCCCTCGACAGCGCGATAGCCAGGTGACGTTGATGTGGGCCAGACGATCGCGGGCATCAGAAATAGTCGGCGGCCAATATCGCCCGGCTGGGCTCGCCGGCGAGCATGGTGCGCAAGGCCAATTGGCTACGCGCCGGATCGACACCGGGGGCTAGTTGCGTCACGTAGAAATCCCCCATCAATGCAAAGGCGATCATCACCGCGAGATCCTGGAAAAGAGCGCCAGGGATCGCGTCGGTGTTGGGCACGTAAGTGATGTGCTGCTCGTTGAGCGCCTCGACGATCTCGTCAAGGTTATCGCTGACGCGCGCTTCGTCCTCAGGCGCCTGCGGCTGACCGGCCGCAAGCACCTGAAGCTTGCCCAAAACCGCAGTGATCAACTGATCGCGGGTTTTGGTAGTCATCGCTACCGCCTCATGCGCGAGCTACGCGAAGCAGTCGAGTGGACGCCGCTATCATCGGTGTCGCCGTCATCATGTTCGGCGTCGGATTCGCTCGGCGCGGCGGCCTTGTGGCGCTCGGCGACCGGCGGCTTGTCGACGCCCTCGACGTCGAAGAACCGGTTGCCCTTGAGCTTTTCAATCATACGCGCGTCTTTGACGTCGACCGCCTTATTCAACGGAAAGACGATGCCGGCCATTGATACGGTGCCGGCATTGCCGTCGTCGTGGCCGCCGACATAGGTCACTTTGGTCATTGGATCCTCCTATACGACCGGGATGTACTGCAGATGGACGCGGCCTGACCCGGTCGTCACGCCGCCGGTAAAGACCACTTGCAGTGTGGTGTCGGCGGTCGGCCTGCCGATGCCGGCAATCACTGCCTGGGGCGCGTTGACGCCCGCGGTAAGCGTGCCGGCGGCCAAGTAAGAGGTGGGCGCGGCAACAGTTCCCACGGAGGCCACCGGCGTGCCACCTGAGATCGCCACATCGTTCGCGAAGATGACGCTGATCGGGGTGGCGCCAGCCGGCAGCGTGCCGAGAATAACGGTAGCCGGCGCAGTAAAGTCCTTGGAGAGAAAATGCACGTGCTGGGGATGGGTAACGCGGGCAGGCACAGTTCTAGGCATTGGATTGATCCTTCGTTTTGGTGAGGAGCGAAGCGCGGGACCGCCCTCCAGGCGATCCGACCGGGAGCAACCGGGCGGCGGTGGTCAACTGATGGAGCAGATGAAGCGCCGCCCGGCGCCAATGAGCTTCCGGCTGAATGGAGGCTCAGAGCTGGTGGCGAGGAACCCCCGTCGCGGCTGGGGGGCTTCGGGACGATGGTCAAAAGACGAGGGCCCTCGCCATAAGATAGATAGGCTATGTTGCTGTCGAAGCGAAGAATCCCGTCACCACGCCCCACTGCTTGAGCGCGGTACCATCCATCGGATGCTTTTTAGCCACCTTGGCGACGCCGTAGCACATCTCGATGCCAGCTCCCTCGACAAACCCGTAGTCGTCCTCGGCCAACACTGTCGGCTGAGGCATTTGCCCGTAGGGCATGGCGACTGCCGTTTGTCCGCAGAGAAACACCGGGTTGACGCGCGTCGTGCCTCCGGCGCCTGCCGTAAGCAGCGACGTCCACACCTCGTCGACGTAGGTATCAATCTCAGGCACTTCCCGGACGATGACGCCGCGGTACATCTCGTCGCCATCTTGATAGATCAGGTTGTTTGGTGCCCCGCCGACGCCCGAGAGATTTTCGCGTGGCCTCGCGTTCTGGTTAACCGACTGCATTGACGCGGCAAAGTCGCGGAAGGGCAGCGAGCCTGCGAAGCAGACGAAGTACTCTCTGCCGTCCTTGAGCTGGAACGGCCTGATCCGCGGCTGGGCTTTCTTCGCCAACAGCTTCATCAACGCAACAGCGTTGGCGTTGAACAAGTCGGCGGCGTTGTCGACGTTGGTCAGGCCCGAGGCGTGGTTACCGCCGACCAGGTTGGCGGTAGTTGCCCCGTACAGGATGCGGTCGGAGTTGTCCGTCTGCCACTGGTTCTTCTGCGCCGCCGTGGCATTTTGATAGAGGACGCCGTTGACGCGCTGGCCTTCGTCCGAGCCAAGCCCTGCGGGGGCTGCCTCGCTCGGGATCGACATCAGCGCTTCGATGATTTCGTCGCGCTGTAGCTCCTTGCCCCAATCACTCAGCAGGGGCTTGGCAATACCGAAGACGTCGGCGCTGTCCTTCTGGTCTTCTGCCTTGTTCGTTTTGACAGCGTTTCTTGCCCAGTCGACGTAGACGCGCATGCCGTAGTTGTCGATGCGCTCCTCGTTGCCGACCAGGGTTCCCTGCCCCTTACCGCGGCTGTTGAGCCGGGTAACGATCGGGATATTGATCTGCTCGCCGCCCTTCTTGGTGTCGTAGAGCAGACGAATGATGCTGGTGAGATCGTCACCCATGTACGGGGAGAACAGGTTCTCCCGGACGTATTCGCGGATGATCTCCTTGCGATACTGAACAAGCTTATTATTGGATTGTATAGTTGTGAGTGCCATTGTGGCGTTCCTTGGCGGAGCGCCACGCGCGGCTATTGCTTCACGATTTACTTCCTAGCGGATCGGATTGACGGCGAGCGAGGCTCGCGGACGTAGCTCGGGCTGCTATCCCCGGCGTAGCGCACTAGTGAGAAGTCCCCCCTCGCTCTCCTCGGCGCGGTCGTCGCTATCGGCGGCGCCGGTGGCTCGAGTGAGTGACGGGATGCTGCGCAGTCCGGGACGGTTACGCACGACACCATTGCCACCGCGGTTGGCTTGCGCAGCTTGCGCCTGCCGGCCGCGAATGAAATCCGCGAGCTCCTTCTGAAAGGCCGGATCGGCCTTAAGTTGCTCACGGTAACGTTGTTTGAAGCCGGCAAAGTCGTTGCCGATCTCTTGCCGAGCCGAGACATCTGCCCACCAGGTCATCAGCGCCTCGCCCGGGTCGGGCGAGTTGACCACCCAATTACGCAGCTGGGTGTTGCCGCGCTGGTACTCGCTCTGCAGACTCTGATAAGCCTGCACGAACGTATCGCCATGCTGCCGATGTTGCATGCGCATGGAGATATCGACGATACCCGCCCGTGCCGCTTCGCGCTCCTGCTGCAGCTCGGTACGGACCTGCTGCATGACCCATGCGTGATACTGCTGCGGCTGGGTAAGCATGTCGGGGACTTGCTGGCGCCGGGCCTGTTCGGCCTGTTGCTCGCGTCTGTCCCGTTCTTCGACTCGTCGGCGGTATTCGTCGCGTTCCCGTTCGGCAGCCTGAGCCCGATCGCGAACGGCGAGAAGCTCGTTGATGGGGACCGTGTGAACGACACGTTCCCGCTCGGCGGGCTGCTCTTCTTCCGCGGCGGGCTGCTCGGTACCGTCGGCCCTCGGTGCAAACCGGCCGTGCTCATCGCGCGGCTGTTCGCCTTCGGGCAGCGGTTCCGCTGTCGGCGTCTCGGTGAGGACCATCTCGTCGGTAGCCGGGGCAGGTGCCGCCGGCTCGCCCGATAGGGCCTCTTCAAACAATGCTTGGTCGTCGGTGTCGGCCATGTTGCCGTCCCTTTCTCGTTTCGTGAGATTGACGTAGCCACGGAGCGCGTTAGCTGCGCAGCATGGCGTTTCGGGGTGGTATCGCGGGCCCGGCCGCGACCGCGTATCGTGCGGTCTACGAAGCTATTTCAGGGCCGGAAGGCTCCATCGGTGCAGCACCCCCAGCCATTGATGGCGAGCGCCCCGCCAGGCTTGGCGCTGAAAGCCGCCAGGGCTTCCGCCGGCGTATCGACGGTCTCGTCAAACGGCCCAACGAAGATGCTGGAATAGGCTTTTGTGCCCACCGTAGCCGGCGTCGTGTCGGTGTTGTTGACGACGGTATCGCTGGGGCCGCCATCGGGCGGGCTGCATTGCGCCGCCGTATGGCCGGCAGTGGCACACAGCGCGGTGTTGCTCTTGCTGACGTTGTTGGCGACGTTGTTGCCGTGCATCGGCGCCAGAGGTGTAAAATTAACGTCAACGCTGATCGTCGGAATGAAGCTCGACGGCACCGGCACCCAGGTCGGCACCTGGACCGCGGTATTGTTCAGGAGAGACGAGGTTATCCCATTGAACAGGCTGACACCCTGCAGCGAGCCCGCCTCGACGATCAGGTTTTTCTCGATGACCATGTCGGTGTAATTGGCGTCGGCGATATCCTCGAAGAAAATCCCCTGGAACTCGTGGCTGTTGAAGCGGTCGTTGGCGCGCAGCACGTCGCTCCGACCGGAGAAGAGAAGGTTGCGCCGGATTTGCCAGCCATGCACTGCAAACCCGGTCCCTGGGATGTTCTGCATCAAGTCGCCGTGGACCCTGTCGAACACGCCAGTATCGACGAAGTTACCGCCAGTTCCCTGGTTAATGCCGGCCCGCCAGATGGTGTTGAGGTCGCCGTAGAAGTCGACGATGGGGCTACCGTAGGCGGCCACCGACAGAGCCGGGTCGGCCATCATGCCGGGCCATGACGGATCCGCCGTGTAGCTCTGCGTCGTCTGGACGAAGTTGGCGCGCACCGCGTCGCTGGTGATGTCGGGCGCAACCCCCTGCCAGAAGGCGACGCGGTTGGTTTTCCATTCGTGGCTGTCGGTGGAGGGGTCGCCGATGATGCTGGTGCCGGTCAGATCGAGCGTCTGGCCTGCCGCCGTCTGGCTCGCCGCCGCCGTCCACGCCCCGGTACAGTCGGCGCCTTCGGTCCACAGGTAAAGGCGGCTGGTGCCGGCGGTATCAATGCTGACCAGAATGTCGTTGCGCAGCTCGGTGAGCAGTTGGTTGGTGCTCTCCATCGATATGGCGGTCGCGCCGTCGGTGTCGAGCGCCGTAACCACGACGTGGCCATTAGCGATGCGTTTGACCGTGAGGCCCCCATTCGTAAAAAACACCTCGTCGGCACCGCCCCCGGCACCGATCGTGTCGAGCGGCGTGATCTGCGTGTAAAAGAGCGCCTTCTGGCCATCGGCGCTGCCACTCAGCGCCCCGCTATGGGTCTGCTTGGCATTGGCTCCGCCGGTCGCTCCGTCGAGCGTAATCTGCCAAGCGTCGACGGCGGGACTGTCGACGATATTGTCCTCGACAATGGTGCCGTCCGGCGCGTCCCCCGAGAACTTAATCCCGTCGCCGGTCATGTTGTAGATGTGGTTGCCTGACATCGTGAAGGTGCCAGCCGACCCGTGATTGTTGTGCGGCCCGACCACGCCGGCCTTGATGTCGTGGATGATGTTGTTGCTGAAGACGATATTGTCGGTCTGGGTGAAGCCGCTCGAGTTAATCGCCCCGTAGTAATTCTGGCCGGGGCCGCAAAGCGCGAAGCTCTTGCCGAAGAACTCGCTGTTGCTAATTGTTACCGGCCCGGTCTGGGCCGTCGACATGCGGAGCAGCGCCTTGGCAGTGCCGAAGCCACCGAGGCGATCGTAGCGCGAGCCATCGAACACGACGTGATCGAACTTGATCCACCTGTTGTAAATGTTGCTCGTCGTCGCCGCCCCGCCGGTGTTGTACGCCTCCATGACGCCGGGATGCGCGAAGTCGCGGCTGGTGATCGTCCACAGGCCGGTGTGGGTGTTGCCGTTCTTCGCGAAGGCATTGTTATCCCACGGGGCCAGCCTCGCATCCGGCCGGATGTAGTAGATGATGGCGTTTGCGCTGGTCAGTTGCTCGGCTGTCGCCGCCGTCATCTGCGCGAAGGTCGTGACATCGTAGGCATTGGCGTCAATGTCGATCGTGACGACGGCGGTATCAGCGCCGTCGTTGAACGAGCAATTGTAGACGTAGGGGCCGGCCCCGAGCGCAGCGGCCGGGGCAACCACGGCGGCATGCGAGCTGACCGTCCATGTGAAATCGGCGCTGCCGGTGCAACTGACCTGGTTCACCTCAGCCCCGACAAGTGCCGCCTCGCCGGCTCCGATCTTGGTCAACTGGCCGAAGCGCAGCGTCTGGTCGTTGATACTGCTGCCGCCACCGCTGGTCACCGAGGCGATGGTCAATGTATCGCTGTCGCTGTCGCTGTCGTTGTCGAGGAGCTGAGCTGCGGTGTAGGTGACCGGGGTGTTCTCGGTCGCTGCCAGGGTGTCGGCATTGGCCACCGGCGCGTGGTTGACCGGTGCCGGCGCCACGTTGACCGTCACCGTTGCCGGCGGGCTCGTCGTCGTGCCGTCGCTCACCGTATAGGTGAAGCTGGCCGTGCCGTTGAAGTTGGCGTCCGGAGTGAAGGTCACCGTACCGTCGGCGTTGAGGACCGCAGTACCGCCGCCGGCCCAGGCGGTAGCGCCAACGAGGACAACGCCAAGACCTGCATAAAGCAGGTTGCGCAGCATGGTGTTTCCTATCGCTTACGAGGCCGGCGCGACCTGGAACTGGCCGAGGCAGGTGGCGTTGCCGATGTTAGGGAAGGTCAGTGCCGGATCGGTCAGGTCAAGCCAAGCGCCAAAGGGCTGCGCGGTGCCACTGCGATAGCTGACGACGGCAGCGGCAGCGCTGGTGATGCCGTCCTGAGTCGGCGCTCCGACAAACGAACTGTTCTGCGCGTTACTGAGCGTCTGAAAGACGACCGTGGCATTATCGGTCTGCACAGCGAACCAATGCAGGCCGGGAGACAGTTGCGCGCGGCCTTGGGTCAGCGCACCGCTGACGTTGACGGCAAGGTCCGTCGCAATCGGTCCCGTACTGGCGACAGGCCGGCCTATCGGCAAGAGCGTGTTGCCATTGGCCCGATAGATCGCAAAGCTGCAAAACCCCGCCGCCGCAAGAGTTGTAATGCGGGCGCCCAGCGCCACGATATCAACCAGCGCGCGGACCTGAAAGGGAAGCATCCGCGGCGTGACATTGACCGCCACTCCCGCCTGGACCTGACCGGCGGCGATGTGATACCAGAACCCCGGGCAGTAGCCCGGCTCGGCGTCGGCCTGCGGAGAGTACTGATCGCGCGGCATCTACGTGGCCACCTGAAATTGACCGAGGAAGGTTTGCGAACTGCCCGCCTCGGCCCATGTCAACTGATCGGCATTAGGCCAAGCAGAGCCATAGGTCGCACCAGCGCTTTTAAGCACGGCGGAAGTGGTGGCGGCTGCCGCAATGACGGTCTGTGATGGCCCCCCGAAGATCACCGCGGCAGGGGTATAGCTCAATGGAGAGCCCTGCCATGTGACGCCGATATTCGTCCAATATGCAAAGTAGTGCAAACCGGGATTGATGGTGACAATACCCTGCACCAGGGCTCCATTGACGTTGCCGGTTCCGCTCACGTCAATGTCGCCGGTATTGGCCAGCGGAATACCCATTGGATTAAGGGTTGCGCTGTTGGCACGATAGATCGCCAACTGTGCCAGGCCCGCCGCGCCTGTCGTCACGCGCGCGCCCAAGGCTTGGATGCGCACACGGCTACGAACCACCCACGGATAGGCACGCAGCGCATTAGCGGAGGAGGCGCTTGCGGCAGCAGCCACGACCGGCAACGTCGTATACCAACACCCCGGCGCATAGCGCGGCGGATCGGTGTCGCTCGTAACCTGATACGCGGCGCGCGATGGAATGCTCATGGCGCCACCTGGAACTGGAGCAGGGCATAAGCACCGTTGGCAATGTCGCTCAGGGCCACTTTCGTGCAATCCGGCCAAGTGCCGTAAGGAACGCTGCCATTGAAGCGAATTGGTGTGGCGCTGGTCGCCGTGTTGGTCAATATGTCCTGCGTGGAGGCTCCCACCAACGCGCCCGCATGGCTGCAAGTGGCGCCGCCAGTCTGAGCGATCACACCAGCTATATTAGTGAGCGAAGCTCCCCAATAGACGCCGCGCGGCAGGATGGCCGACCCACCGATGACGGCACCAAAAACATTTTGTGCCGTGGTGATATCAATGTCGCCGGTTGCCGCCACCGGCAAGCCTTCCGGCTGTAGTGTTCGCTTGCTGGCCGGATAGATAGCCAACTGCATCAGCCCGGCCGCGCCGAATGTGATCCGCGTACCGAGATTAACAATCTGCACCAGGCTGCGAATACGAAAAGGGTAGAGCCTAAACTGATTGGCATTGATGGTGCCGCCCGCAATGACGAGCATCGTTTCGTCGCCGGCGAGATACCAGTAGCCCCGCCGGTAGGTATGCGCCCCAGGCCGTTCCTGCACTCGTTGCTGATCGCCGCGCGCCATGGCCTCGCCCTATTGCCCCACCGGGAAGTTCTGACCAGCACCGCCGATACCGCCGTCGTCCGGCCCGGCCGGCATAGCCCCAGGCACGTCGAACGGCGACGGATGCTGCTCGCGATGCTGCGCCAGCACGGCGTCGGTGATATCCCGGAACGCCGCCGCCTTATCGCGCCCGGCGCTCGCCTGCGTCCCCGGTATTTCGGCGAGCATCTTCTGCGCGCTGGCCTGGTTCTTCGCGGTCTCGCTGGCCGTCTTGTCTATATTGGCGAGTGCCCCGGCCCGGTTGACCTGCTCGACCTCGGGATCCGGCTTCTGCGCGTCCTTGACGATCTTCAGCAGCTTGCGCTTGGTCGCCGCCGGTATCGGGCTGAGCTCGATGAGCACTTCGGGCGGCACCGCGGTGCCCTGCTGCGCCAGCGCCTGCAGCGCATCGTAGGTGTCCATCATCAGCGAGATGGAATCCGGCCCCTCATCCAGGACAATGTCCACGTCGAGGTCACCGACCGCGTTGACGATCGATGGCTGGCCGTACTCGTTGTAGCGCTCGCCGTTGAGGAGGAGGAACTTGGCCAGCCCCTCGTTATCGGTGACGCGGATCCAACGCTCGGCCGACCAGTTATGCTGGATGATGTTCCAGATGGCGCGATAGACCCGAATTTTCCAGCCGCGGTAGGAGAGGATATATGGCCCGAGCTCGGCAATGCCGGCTTGCTGTAGCAGCGCAATCGCGCGCCCACTCTTATTCTCGATCCCCTGCCCAATAACGGCGGGATTGGGGCCAAAATTCTCAACTTCGGTGATTGCCTGCTGCAAGAACTCGAGCTGCCCCTGAATCATGCTCAGCTGAGCTTGATCATCGAGCTCAAAGCGCTTGCCGGGCGACACCACCATAACGCCATCGGGCCGCACCGCCTCTTGCCGCACGACTTCGATGTCGGGCGCCGCGCCCTCCTCCATGATAATGCGGCGCACGTTGATCAGGTGCAGCGCCTTGCTGGCCCGCGCGTTGATTTCGTCCTGCAGCGGCTTCAAATTGCGGACGAAGCCATAGCGATCACCATCATGATCGCTATTGACGCTATACAGTATAAATCGGCAAAAGGTCTTGTTCTTCTCATTGATGAACGGAGACTTGCCCCGCATCAATATCGTATTGCCAGTATAAAAGCACCACCACCAATCGCCGCGCCGCTTGTACCAGTGCTCGACGACGAATAGCCGCTTGTCGTTGACATCGATCCAGCGCCGCTCGCGATCGCGCTGCTGCCAGGTCTCGATCTCCGTGCCGACCGACACTAGCCCGTTGAGCTGTTCCTCCTGGTCGGGGAACATTTCCCTCGCCAGATCAAGGTCGAGCCATTTGGCCACGCCCATATACCGGGCGTCGGAGAAGTCGAGACGCATGCTGCGCGGATCGTAGAACACCGTGTCCGGGTCGATGTCCGCCATGGTGACGTCGGGGTCGACCTGATCGCGCTGCTCGCCCTCAAGCGCCCCGATCATGTCCCACGACATATCTGCTTGCGGCTGCCGCTTGCTGTGGTCGCCCTCCTCGAGGGCGAGCTCTATGCCGCCGACGCCGTTGATAGCGCCCTCACGCGCGGCATTGGTGCTGTGCGTCTGCCATTCGCAGTTGTCGAGCACATACCGTATTGCGGCCGTGGCAACGTCAGCGCCCTCCTCCTGCAGATCGCCCGGCTCGTCGTCCTCATCCTGCTGCGGCGGCGGAGGCGGGCCACCCGGCTGACCGCCCGGGGAGGGAGGAAGTGCCCCCGGTGGTTGGGCTGGTAGTGGCGGCCCGCCTGAGCCACCTTCCGGCATTGGTGTGCCAATACCGGGCGGTGAGGCTGGATTAGGTGGAGGTGGGCCGGCCAGCCCGAGGCCGGCGGCGAGCCCCGTTGGCGGCACGCCCATGCCCTCGTCGCCGGCCTGCGGTAGCGGCATACTCGCCGGATCCCCCGGATGGGGCGGTATGCCAACATCGCCCATTACCGCCGCGATGCCCTGCGGCAAGGCTGGCGGCGGCGAACGCGGATAGGCTTTGGGATCTTGCCGCAAGCGCTCGACCAAGCCCACCACAGCGTCGATCTTGCGCGCGATGCGGTTGCGGGTGATCGCCGGCTGCCGGCGCGCCTTAAGTATTTTCAGCTCGTCGGAAGACCACTGATCGCCGGCGTAGTAATGTCTCGCAATACGCTGCTCTTTCAGCTCCTCGCGCTTGGCACCCTGAAAATCCTGATACTGCCGACGCAGCTTGGCGACGTCATAGTCGTCCTCCTCCTCGCGCGTGTTGTCCACGGCCAGCGATGGCCCGCGCGATGGGTCGTTGCCACCCACGGCAGGACGAGCCGCAGCGCCGGCTGTGTAACCTTGGGGCAAGGGGATCTGCTCTCTTCGAACTTGGAGGGGTGGAAGTTCGAAATCGTGTGAGGTGTGTCGCACCCAGGCCGACGGGTGCGTACGGCCTATGCAGCCCGGAATGACCGCTACTCACTCCGAGCCGGGGTGCGACAGGTTGGGATTATCCCCCGGGGATAATCCGAAGGGTTATGGCCGCTCGCACGCCCACAGATAGCGCTCGGCCTTGCGCCATTCGGCAAAAGCCGCGGCTCGCTCCAGCGTGCGCGCCCGGCTCGGCACACAGCATAACCCGTCCTCAATGCCGTGGACAAAACTCAGTTGCTTCTGGAGATGCTTCAGTGCCGCTTCATAGCGCCGCTGCTCTTCAATTAGAACATGGTCAAAGGTATGGGCGCGCGCCACCCGCTGCCGCCATAGCTGCTTGGTGATCGGCTTTGGCTTCGGTGCGGTTGCTTTGCCGGCTATGCGCTGGCTGCTGGCTGCCGCCCGCGCCTCGAGCCGCTGCTGCTCCTTGCTCGGTGGGCGCCATTCCGGCAACGCTACCTCGACCGCGCACGCCTCCTTCAGCGAGCGCTCGACATCGGCAACGAAGTCCAGCGGCGGCGCATAACATTCCGCCGGAAGCCGCTTCAGGCCAGTCGAGCCGGCATCATCAATGACGCGCATGGCTACAGCCCCAGCACTGTCTCGAGGTGGTTGACGAAATTGCGCAGCACCGTGATGTCAATGTCGCGCGCTAAGCGCCGCGTGTAAATCAGCGCCTCATCGATGGCCGGCAGCAGCCCGAGCGGAGCGCGCGCCCGCAGGACCAGAATGCGATGCTCAAGTTGCGGGTTCATCGTCGATGTCGTCCGCTACTGGCGGTGCCGGTGGAGGCTTGCGGCCGACCCCATGCTCCCCGGGATAGCGCTCGGTTATTCCCGAACGGGGTGGCAAGCGCGGCTTCACCTTGGGCCGCGGCGGCATGTTGACCGTGCTCACGTGCTCGTCCCCCAACGGCCTCTCCTTCTTCGGCGGATGCCGCGTCTTGTCGTGCTTGGATGAGCTCATGCCGGCACCCATGCTGTGGCCCCCGCCACATTTACGTTTTGCTCACACACCGGGCAAACAATCCACGAGATGTCGACGCCCTTGACCGCCTCGTCGCCGCGGAACTTTAGCAGCGACAGGCAGCGCTTGCACTCGAGCTGCATGTAGCGCTGCTCATACGGAGTGCCGCGCTTGAGTATCTCGACCACGGCTATTTGCGCCTGGCCCGACGCGCCTCCGGGCTATCGTCCCCATGCTTTGCTTCCGGCTCTGGCTCGGGCGGCGGTGGTGGCGGTGCGTCCGGCTTAACGTACGGCGTTACCAGCGT